AGAACGTGGAACGTAGAAGAGTTCCAACATCCAGAAATCTAAGAACCTTGGAAAGTCACATAAGACTGACAGGGAACAAGAACTATAAAAGAAAGATTCAGAAGATCATTGAAGAAGTAAAATCTGAAAGGAAAAACTGAAATTTAGTCTTAAATTAGTTAAAAATTAAGCTAAATCTAAAATTTAGTTCAAAAAATAGCTAAATAGTTCAATTAATAGACCAACTAAGGACCATTTTGCAAAAAATGCAAATTGGTCTATTTTTTGTGTTTGAAACTGCACTTTGCGTTTTTGAAACTGCACTTTGCGTTTTTGAAACTCGAATAATCGTGTTGAAACTCGAAAAAGTGTCGTTAGAAAGGAGGAAACATGAAAACAAAAGGAAAGACAAAGCTGGAAGATCTGGAAGTAAAAAAGATCGATGCAGTAGACATCGGAGCAGATCAGAAAGCAAATATCCTGATTAAAAAGAGAGGAGGTGCAGAAGAACCGAAGGGAAACTTTTTCAAGCGATTCTTTAATGCGTTTTGTGACAGCTTAGGAGTAAATTCAGAAGATGTCAGAAAGTCCATGGAAGATGAAGCAACATCATTTGATGATGTAATGAATGAAAAGAAGATCTACGACGTGAGGGATCAGATCTGGAATGCCTGCAACTCTCTGGAGCAGTCGATCGTGTCAATCTTACTCGATAAAGAGTGTGAGGATAAACAGGCAGCAATCGCACAGAGCATTGATCAGTTTAAGGCATTTTCGGATGATGCATCCAAGTCTTGGATCAAATTAGAACGTGCAGCAACAGACAAAGAAGATACTGTTGTTGCGGATGATTTTGAGATCGCAAAAATGCAAGAGGTAATTGAGAAATCTTGCGATCCTGAAACTATTAACAAAGAAAAAGAAGAAAAGGAGAATGAAATGGCATTTGATATTTCAAATATGACAGAGGAAGAAAAGAAAGAAGCATTAAAAGCATTACAGGATGATGCAAATGCAAAAAAAGAGGATACTGCAAAAAGAGCTGATATTGATGGACAGGTTCAGGAAGCAGTGAATAAAGCAATGGAAGGTGTTACAAAGGACTTCACTTCTATGATGAAGAAGATCATGGAACCAATCCAGAAGAGAGCAGAGGAAGCAGAACAGAAGTCCTTAGAAGAAGTTGCTAAGAAGTATGAACTCTTAGGAACAAAAGCAGAGGAATTAGTGCCAGTTCTGAAATCCATGAAAGCAACATCCGATGAAGCGTATAACAACTTCATTGCATCCATGGATAACAACCTTGCGGTAATTCAGAAATCAGGTCTGTTTGAGGAAATCGGTAAATCTGGTGGAGCTCACACAGGAAATGACGATACAGAAGGTGTTGCAAAGATGAACGCAAAGGTAGCAGAGATCAAAAAGTCTATGCCAAACCTTACTGATGCACAGGCACAGGATATCGTTATGCAGAATGATCCTGAATTAAGAGCAATGTTCGATAAATAAGAAAGGAGGTACAGAGAAGATGGCAAACAGAACATATGAATACAATCCAACTGGTGGAAGTCCAGTGATCAATGTTACAGCTGGAGCAGAACTCAAAACAGCCGTAGCGGTTTTATTAACAAAAGATGGAGCAAAAATTCCTGAAGCCGGAAAGGAAGCAACAGGAATTGTGCTTCTTGGAGATGAAACAGTAGCCAAAGGCGATGATATTACTGTTCAGATCAGAAATCAGGGCATGTGGGCAGCTGGTGCAAAGATTGAGGCTGGAGATTTCCTTGCTGTTGATGCAGAGGGATTATGCCAGAAGGCAACAACAGGGCAGTACATTTTAGCTATGGCACTTGCACCGGCAACAGCAAAAGGAGATATCGTAAGAGTTGCGATCATCCATGCTGGATACGAAGCGTAAATAAAGGAGGAATAGAATAAATGAGCACAGGACATAATAACGCAGCAGCAATTGCAGTTGATATTGCGAAAGGCTGGAAACCTAATTATTACTTAACTAACATGGCAATGAGCTATTTTCAGGCACCGGGAATGAACGTTGCACCAAGTATCTTTCCAATCCTTCCAGTACAGGCAAGTACAGGAAATTACTACATTTTCAACAAAGAAGAGATTGCAAAAGATCAGGTAAGAAGAAAGCCTAAATACGGCAAAGTAGATCCAGCTGTATTTTCTCACTCAGATGGTACTTACAAATGCGAGGTAGATCAGGTTATTGTTGGTGTAGATAACATCACATCTCTGGATTATCAGAGAACAGGAGCACCAGCAACGATTGATCCAAGACGTGCAAAGGTAAGACAGATTTCGGAGCAGATGAATTTACATCTTGATATGATCTTTGCAAACAAGTTTTTCAATGCTAATGCATGGGGAAATGTTAAGACAGGAGAAACAACAGCTTCAACGTCTAAACAGTTCGTGCGTTTCGACGATGCCAACGCCGATATCGTAGGTGCGTTTGACGATATGAAACAGGAAATGCTTTTAAACGGACGTAGATTACCAAACAAATTATGCTTAGGATATAAGACATTTAAAGCAATCAAGAATCATCCACAGTTCTTAGATCGAGTTGTTGGTTCAGGATCAACACCAAACCCAGCACTTGTAGACGAACAGGTAATTGCAGCGGTCCTCGGCTTTGAAGAGGTTAAAGTATTATATTCAACATATAATGCAGCAGAGATCGGTCAGAAAGCCGATATGAAGTTTGTTTTTGACGACAGCAGTGCATTAATGACTTATGCACCAAAAGAGGTATCTCTGGAAGAACCATCTGCCGGTTATATCTATACATGGGATATGTTAGGCAACGGACAGTGGATGGCTACATCACAGTATGACGGAGAAGGTGGAACACATACAGAGTTCATCGAAGGACTTATGGCAACTGATATGAAGAAAACTTCCGATGATCTTGCAACATTCTTAACAGGATGTGTAGCTGAGTAGGAGGTGCCTAGTATGAATTATGTTGCATTAAAGCCAGTTAATTTTGGCGGCAGGCAGTATAAGGCCGGAGAGAATATTCCAGAGGGTGTCGTAGATGAACGACGCTCTCTCTTTTTAAAGAAGTCTGGACACATTGCAGAAGTAGCGAGCGTAAATGGAGCGTATGCAGAGGATTTGAATGTTAACCCTAACACTTTATCAATTCCTTTATTACAATCTAAGCACGAGCTTGCAGTGAACGCACAGCAGTTATTACAGTTCTTTGCCACAATTCAGAAAACAATGGAAGAGGCAAAAATTGAGATTGCGACCATGACAGAGGAAGATGCACCGGTTTTACAGCTGTTACATGAGATTGATTCGAGAAAAGGAATCAAGGCAGCAGTTGAAACAAGACTTGCTGATCTTTCCACTGATACTGATATTAATCAGGAATCAGAAGCAGTAGAAGAAACCGAAGAACCAGCAGAACAGCCGGAAGGTGGCGAGGAGAATGACGTATAACTATTTTCCAGAAGATATCAATTCCGATGATGTTATGAAAATGCGGTTTGAATTGGCGGATACTGATGTATCAAAGGATGAAATGTCAGCTGCACTTTCCGATGAAGAGATCACAGCTGTATTAGAGCAGTATCCAGACAATTTTAAGATGGCAAAACTGAAATTGCTAGAACATATGATGTTCAAATACGGACAGGACGTAGACAACAGTGTTGGTCCTGTCTCTTTTAATTTTGGTAATCGAATGAATTTCTGGAAACAGCTTTATGATGATCTGAAAAAAGAAATTGCATCTTCCAGTGTTGGAATCAAGCCGTATGAGAATGAAAAACGAGAGTATTTTTACGTTGGTATGATGAATCATCCTGGAGGTGGACGCTTTTGAAAATGACATCAATCGGTAGACCATATCAATATATGCAGTCTTTCCGTGTTTACTGGCAGGATACAGAAGTCATGGACGATGGCATGGTTGTAAAGGGCGATGAAAAAGAAGCCCCTGATGCGATCATAGACGGTATACTAGCCGAAGCAGATATGAAGACAATGGAAATCTGGAAACAAAACCAGACTCCGATCAGTCATACGATTGTGTCTTACCATCCAGTGGTTAAGCTAAGTAAGAACGATGTGTTACTGCTTGGCGATGATCCGTGCCATGATCGTAAGTTTATCGTGAAGGGTACAAAAGATCCAGCTGGAACAGGGCAGTTTTCCATCTATTATGTATTAGAAAGAAGTGATACAGATGGGCGTAGAAGCTGAATTTCAAGCATGTGCAAAGAATCTTGATGAAAGTATCAAAAGAGAGATGATGCGAAAGGGTGCAATGGCAACAAACACCCTTAGAAATATTGAGATCGAAGTATTGTCGAAAGGCGGTTCTGGAAAGAAATACAAACGGCTTCCGAATAGATCATCCGCACCGGGAGAAACACCAGCACCACAGTCTGGAAAGTTACGTCAGGACTGGGATGATCAAACTCTGATTGAAGGAGATCAAGTTACAAGTCGGATAAAAAGTAATTCAAAACACGCTGAATGGCTGGAAGGTGGCACAAAAAAGATGGCAAAACGACCATTTATTGATCCAATTAAGAAGAAAGCAGAGCCGGAGATTGTAAAGATCTTCGGTTCAGATTTTGAGGTAACTCTATGAAAGAAATAATTTTCAAGTACTTAAAAAGCCTGAATATTAACGGATTGGCTGCGTTCAAAAATGGACCAGCAATATTTTTGGATCAGGCACCTGATGATTCTGATTCAAGGTGGGATGGTTCGCAGTATGGGCGTATCATCTATGGGCTGAATCTGAAAGATGATTCAGAGCGTAAGGTTTCTGGAACGATGGAGATTGCAATAGCGTATCTGTTTAATAATCAAGGATATAAGAACCTGCTTGAAGCGAAGAAGATCCTGAAAAAAGCGTTTGAAGGAGTTTTCTTGACCGATGAAGATACAACGATTTCTCTTGTATGGAGAAAGTCAGAATCATTTCAGGAAGCAATCGAAGGGCAAATGGATGTAGAAGTATGTGGATCAGTGTTGACATTCGATGCATATGCTTTTCCAAAACATTCATACCTTCCGCTGGATGCAGTCGGTTCTTTGGCAAAGCACATTGATGAGAACTGGAACGTGACAGTGATCAATAACACGGAACTTGACGAAATCTGGAAGCCGGATGATGAAGAAGTGGTTGTTTATACTAGACTGGATTCTATGCAGCCAGGAACGTTCCCATCGACATATGCTTGTACATGGTTTACAAACAACATCAAGGTACATGTGATCTCCGGATCGGATGTAAATGCTGATCAGTTTGTTATGAACTTGCTGCAAGATTTACAGGAAAGAGAGCGGTTCGTTATGAATGATGGATCGCCGTTTTTTGTAAATCAGCTGGCATACAGCACGAAACTTGATCCATTAAAAGATGGACAGGTAACGGTAAGAGGTCAGTACGGAAAGCTACGAGATGTTGAAACAGTCAATGAATTAAAGACAATTACGATAAGTTAGGAGGAAACAATGGCAGAAAAGAAAGACGAAACAAAAACAGTGCCAGAAGTTACTTATACTGTGGATGAATATGCAGAAAATCCACAGGTGTTAGGAGTATCACAAGATATTATCCGAACAGCATTTGCAAGGGCAGGTGTTAAAGAAGCAACGCAGAGCACAGCAAAGAAACTTGTAGATACATTTAAGAAGAAGGAGGTATAAGAACTTGTCCGGATTATTTTTAAAAGGCGAGAAAAAGGAAAGAGCTGGAGTTTATCGTAGACATGAGCAGATCACAAATAATGGTGTAGCATCCGCAATGAACGGAGTTTTCTGTATTCCGGTTCATGCAGATTTTGGTCCAGTTGGAGAGATTCAGAAGATCACATCAAAGAGTGATCTTCTTTCACTTTATATGGAGAGTGGAACGATCGATGCAGCGGTAAAACTGTTTGATGCAGGTGCTAACACGGTATATCTTTACCGTCTTGGAACTGGTGGTAAAGAAGGAAGCCTGTCCTTACAGACAACCACAGCCACAAATGCAGTTACATTAAAGACAAAATATCCAACCGCTTTGAAATTCTCCGTAACTGTAAAACAGAAATTAGGAGATGAAACGACAAAAGAGTGTTCCGTTTACAATGGGGCAACACTTGTTGAGAAAGTAAGCTTTATCGCTGGTGCGGATGTAAATGAGGCTGCAAATCTGGTGGAAGCAATGAAAGACAGCAAGTATTTATCCGCAGAACTTGTTTCTGGAGCATCCGGGATCATGCAGACGGTTGCACAGCAGGCTTTGGCTGGTGGATCAGCACCGGCAGTCACAACAGAAGATTACAGCAATGCGTTTAATGCATTCGAAACTTATGCTTGGAATGTACTGGTGCTTGATACAGTCGAAGAAGATGTTAAAGCATTAGCGAAGACATACATGGAAAGAATCCATTCAAACGGTGCATTGGGTGTTTGCGTACTTGGAGAAGCGGCAGGAAAGTCACTTGCTACAAGAAAAACGAATGCAAAATCCTATAATGCACCATATTTTATTTACTGCGGTAGCGGATATTATAATACTGCCGGAGATAGGGTGGAAGGATATCTTGCTGCAGCAGTTCAGGCAGGTGTGATTGGATGCAAAGATTCAAGTACATCAATTGTACATACAGAGATTCCAGATGCGGAGTCATGCATTGAACAGCTGACGAATGAACAATATGTCGATGCGATCAAATCTGGATTGCTTCTTTTGTCAGAAGGACAGGAAGGACAGGTCTGGTTTGATTCAGGAGTGAACACATATACAGTTCTGGATGAGGACGATGACGAAGGATGGAAGAAGATCAAACGTACAGCTGTCCGTTATGAAGCTTTTGACCGTATCAATCGTACATTAGAACCATTGATCGGTAAGATCAGCAACAATGCAGCAGGCGTTGATAATGTAATTCAGGAAGCTAAAAAAGTACTGGCTGAAATGAACAGAGAAGGAAAGATCTTAGATACTTACGAATTTTATGAGGATACAGAAAATCCACATGCAGCGGATTATGCATACTTTATTATCCGCATTGATGACGTTGACAGCATGGAAAAGATCTACTTAACATATCAGTTCCAGTATATCGCACAGTAGGAGGTGTTATATAGATGAGTGGAAAAGGTTTTGATACTAGAAAGCTGATGACAGGAAAAGACGGAAAGCTTTTTATTACACTGGATGGAGTCTCCATCTGGTTTGCATCCGTGGAAGAGTTTACAATCGGATTGAATTTTTCAAACGTAGATTTCCATCCGGCAGGAGATGTACAGACATATGGAGTTCCAGACAGTGTTAAATTTACAGCATCGTTCACTGAAGCTGTAGTAAGAGATGATCTGACGATCGTACCAATGCTGGAAGCGATTAAAAATGGGAAAATTCCTACATTCAGTTTACAGGGCGGTGTTACAGAACCACTTGCTGGTGGCGAAAGTAAATATCTGTTAGATGAATGTATTCCTGATGGAGATACAAACATTCTGGAAGTAAAACCGGGAGAAATCATCAAGAGACAGTGCCAGTTTATTGTTAACAGTGTACCAGATTGTATTAAATCATTGGCAGCATAAAGAAAGGATAAGAAAATGGCAGAGAAGAAAACAAATATCAATGTAACAGAAGAAAATGAAATGGACCTTATCACTGGTCTGTTAAAGGCAGCAGAGTATAAGACAGAGGTAAGCCAGACATTAAATATTCAAAGAAACGGACAGAAATTGTTTAAATTCGATATTCGTCCATTATCTTTTGATGAAATCACTGATTGCAGAAAGAGAGCAACAACTTATATGCCGAATCCGGGTGGAGCATCACTTCCATTAATTGAGAAAAGCGTAAGCAATGCAGATTACATGGCATGGCAGATTTACATTGCAACAGTTCCGGAAAGTGATGGAACAAAATTCTGGGATAATCCAGCATTAAAAGAAGGACTGAACAAAGCTGGTCACATGGTTATGACACAGGCAGAGATCATTAAGGAAATTCTTACAGCTGGAGAACTTGAAGCAGTCAGCGACAAGATCGAAGAGTTATCCGGCAGTGGTACAAATGTCATTGATTATGCAAAAAACTAATTAAGTCCAGTCCGTTAGCTTCTCTGCTCGCAGAAAATTATTTACGGACTGGAATGTTGCCATCAAAAGCCCTTGATCTCCCAGAAGGAGAGAGGGCTTTTATCTTTGCAGCACTTATAACAGCTATGGAAGGAGGCGATGCATAAATGGCAAACAAAGAAATTGTGATCGATGTTGTATCGGAATATTCCGACCATGCGTCTTCTGGCCTACAGCAAACAGGGAAGAATGCAGAGAAAGCATCACGAGAGATGGACAAGCTTGGAAAGAAGCGTGCAAAGCCAAAATTAGGACTTGAAGATAAAGCAAGTCCAGTCCTTGACAAGTTTGGTAAAAAGGGAGACGGGCTCGGTAAAAAGACCTGGACTCCAAAACTTGGATTAAAAGACACTGCAACAGCAGGGATCAAAAAAGCTATGAGTGCTGGTATGAGTTTTGGTAGAAAGACTTTTTCAGCAGTCCTAAAAATCAATGACAAGGTAACAAGTCAGATCAAAAAAATCCCAAGTGTTATATCTAAGATCAAGAATTCTATATTTTCACTAAAAACTTTGGCTGGTGGAGTTATGACTGGAATTGCTGCAAAGAAATTGATAGCTGATCCAGTATCATTAGCAGACGAATTTCAGACATATCAAATTGGCTTTGAAACAATGCTGAAATCTAAAAAGAAAGCTACGAAGTTTATGGATAGTGCGAAGAAATTTGCATCTGTTACTCCGTTTGACACATCGGCCGTAGTATCAAATGCTCAAAGGATGTTGGCTTATGGATTCTCTGATAAAGACATTATTCCTGACCTGACGAAGATTGGTAATGCATCCGCAGCACTTGGAGCTGGAGAAGAGGGTATCTCTCGAGTATCCAGAGCTTTAGGTCAGATGAAAACAAACGGAAGATTGAACGCAGAGGACATGAATCAGCTGACAGATGTCGGTATAAACGCATGGAAGTATCTTGCTGATGCAGAGGGTAAATCCATAGCCCAGATCAGAGAAATGTCTCAAAAGGGCGAAATCAGTGGAGACAAAGCAGTTAAGACAATCCTTAATGGGCTGAAAGAATTTGATGGAATGATGGACAAAACATCTAATTCGACGGTTTCTGGATTAATGTCAAATATTAAAGATACGTTCGACATAAACATTGTTTCTAAATGGGGAAAAGGTCTCCAGAAGGGAGCAACGAAAGGTTTAGGAGAATTTGCAGACTATCTTGATAAATCCGATGCAAAACTAAAAGAAGCTGGAACATCACTTGAAAAACTTGGAGAGTATGCAAGTACATCTGTATTCAAGGGACTTGAAAAGGCTGGAGATAAGATCGACGATCTTATTAGTATGCCAAAATTCCAAAATGCTTCAATCGGTGGCAAGATTAGTATTGCTTGGGATGAACTGATTGTAAATCCGTTTTCTAAGTGGTGGGATTCTAAAGGAAGACCGGCGATCGTTAAAAAGATTACTGGGATTGGAAAAGATATTGCAAAAGCTGGTGGAAACTGGTTCAAGGAATCTCTTAAGGATCTGTTACCAGGCGGAGATAAAGCTGGTATCGCAGATTATTTAGCTGGATTTCTTGGATTATCTGGAGGGCTAAAGCTGTTTAAAGGTGGAAAAAGTCTATACGATCTGATCACTGGCGGTTCAGGTGGTTCTGGAAATCCTCTTGGAAGTTCCGTTGGACTTATGAATGTATCCGCATCCGTTGTAAATGTGAACGGTGGGCTTGGCAGTGGAAACGGTGGAAGCCCTGTCACACCAACTGGCGGTGGAACTACACCAAAGACAACACAGCCGACAGGACCGACAAGGACACCGGGTGGTTTGTTTGGTTTAGGTGGTTCTGGAGTTACTTTGAAAAACGGAGAAACTGTTGCGGCTACTGGATGGAAAGCTTTTCTTGGAAATCTTGGAGTAAAACTTGGATCAGGAGCAGCAACAGCTGGTGGAGCAGCAGCCGTTGGTGGAGCTTCGTTACTAGGTGGAGCTTTAGGACTTGCGGGAATTGGAAGTGCAGCAGGTAACTTTATCAACGCTGCGACAACAAAGAATAAAGCTACTAAGAAAAAAGAAAACTACAGAGGTGGCACGAAGCTTGGCATGGTTGGTGGTGGTGCAGCCGCTGGAGCTTTAATCGGATCAGCAGTTCCAGTCGTTGGAACTCTTGCCGGTGGATTCATTGGTGCCGGTGTTGGTGGATTTGCAGCACTGACAAAAGGTAACAAAGCAGGCGATCATATTCGAAAGAACATGGATAAGATCAAAAAAGAGTCTGAAAAAAGTGCTAAATCTTGGAATGTAACATCGAAACAGGTAAAAGAAATTCAAAAGGGTCAAGAAAAGTACCTTGGAGATAATTATCTTAAAAATCGTAAGGAAGCACTAAAGGATAACAATTCATTAACTGCAAAATCGCAGAAATATTATTCTTACAATAAAGATTCCATACGAAAGATCCGTGAGAAATATGAGCCAGAATCCGAAAAGAAAAAAGATCGGTTAAGAAAATCAGTACAGAGTACATATAAAAAGCAAAACAAAGAACTGAAACTTGACTCAACAATGAGCGGAACAATGGCACATACTGTTAGAGGTAAGAAAAATAAGAATCTGAATGTTGGACCAGACAAAGAGTATAATCAGCTGACTAATTCTGTTCAGAAAGCTTATGAGGAGAATAAGAAGAATACAAAGCAGACAAACGTCGGTTCTAAGAGTACGAAAGCTTTTTCTGGGGCAACAAGTGCTGC